AGCTTCTCTCTTAGGAACTTCCCTACCTTGGTGTCTTTAAACGGCTTATCTGGCATCGTACAGCTCCTGCATCATGTCGAATAAAGCTATTGTGTGCTGCCTGTACCCGTTAGGTCCGTACTCTTTTGCACTATTGTATTTTTCTGCAACCTTATTAAGCATCTCAACTCTTTCTTCGTCGCTTGAATTTTTATACTTACGAGTCTGAATTATTTCAGTGGCCTCCTTGTGTCTAGCCTTCCCTGATATCTTCATCAGTCTATTTATTTGTGCTGTAGTCAAATAGACTCTTTCCGCCATAAACTCTTCGTCTTTTGTCCAAGTGTAGTTCCTGCCCATAGACCGCACCATGTTTTTGTCCTTCTTAGAAGTAATATTTGGTACACTAAACTTTCTAGTAGAGGCGTAAGAAGGGGTTCCGCATACACCTGTGAACTCTTCAGTATTTTCATACAGCCTCCAAATCTCGTTAGACAGCGGGTCTGCGGTTCCCTGCCTAGACTTAGTTATATCAAATAGTTGATACCCTATTCCTGAAGCACCCCTGGGTGTCTGACTGATGTCTTCTCCTTTCCAGTTCACCCTTACAGGGTAGTCGCTCAGACCGAATGTTCTGTCTTTTATTGTGTAGGCAAATTTACTCGAAAGCCTCTCCCAGAACTCTTGATCTTTAGAAACCCTTCCGTCTGGAAGGTATTCCCTGTCAGCCCTGTAAAACGCATTAAGCTGGTTCGGTAGTACTGCCGCACTTCCAGCCTTAAACATGGTTGTTATGAGGTTCTCAAGGTCTCTTTCTGCGTTGTCTCCAGTAAGAACTTTCATGAACTCATTCAACCCCTGTACAAAGCTTTGCTCCATCATGGCTGATATAGCTGACACAGACCCTGCGCCGAAGAAGTCAGATATGGTGTGGGAGGTAAATTGAATAGGACTAGAGTACTCTCTCTCCTTTAGCTCCGCTGCGTCCATGGCTTGAACAGCCGTTGACATGATTGCCCCAAACATTCCTAACTTGTCATATCTGACAAAGTAGTCATCTTCTTGATGGCTGGCGTCTTCTCCTGCAATAAGGCGCCTTAGGGCTGACACGTTTACACTGCTAGGAGGGAAAATGTCGTAAGCCATATTCTTTTCCTCGTCCTCGTCCCATTTCACTGGACCAGACATAATTCCTTCGCTTATCATCATGAGCGCCGCCTCCATGGTTACTGCTCCCATCATCATCTTCGCTAAGGTCTTAGAGCTCTCTTCTACATCTCCTTTTCTTAACTCCGAAGCCATACGAGCTGTCCCGATATATGGGTTCACCCAAGTAAATGTTTCGTAAAGAATATTCGCAGGTGTAGATCTAAATGGCAAGATGACTCTGAACAAAGCCCTAGAGAACTCGTCTCCGTTTAGCCCCATTGCGTTCAATGGTCTACCGACCATGCCTTCTAGCGCACTTACCACCCTGTTTACATTCTCACTTGCTGAGGTTTCTTCTTGGAACGTAAGCTTTCTGCCCTGTCTCTTGGCACTCTCTAACTCCCTGGAAGTAGGGTACTTAAGGAATCTTTTAAGCGCCTCACCCTCTAGCCCCATGGAAAGTGCGGACTGATACAGGTCAACTCCCTCTGCAAACCTTCTGAACGGGATGTCACCAAGAGACAACAGCCTAAACATAGTTTCCGCTGGGATGCCTAAAGTGCCTTGTACGAACAGTTTTATCCTCTGCTCTAGACTGCCCTTTCCGTCAGGTCCTAAAGGAAGGTCTCCTTTGTACGCCGCCTTCAAAGACCTAAGAGGAGCTAGGCCTCTGGCAATCCTCCACTCTGAAAGTTCCCTGTCTTGACCAGTAACCACTTGGTCTGCGGCCTCAATGAACCCCATCCCAAACTTCCTTACAGCATACATGTACGCATTCAGACTAGGTCTCCTGCTAATTTCTACCTCCTTACCCATCGCCTGTCCGACCTTCACCAAGGCGGCTTCGAAAGGAAGGGAAACAGAGTTTACTGCTACCGAAGCTACAGCGTTAACCATGTTAGCGCCTATGTTCACCACTTGAGACATGGTAGTCAAGAGGTTACCCTGGACAAGCTGTCCGAACAAAGTACCCCATCCTTTACCGACCATAGAGTTAGTGAATCCCTCTAGCTCTCTCTCCGTCTGCTTTAATGCGTCAATAGCCGCTTGCAACTCAGCGTCTACTTCTTCTCCCCCAACAGCCCTCTTCAGAAGATCATCAGCTTTAGCTTGCTCCACAAACAACTTTTCAGTCAAAGCCTTCAATCTAGACCCTTGCTCATCAGAGAGTTTGTTTCCTTGATTCTCTACAGCAGAGTTTACTATAGAGTACAACCCAGCAGGGGTTCCTGACTTAAGTTCCCTGAAGTGCCTGAGTATTCTTCCAGCAGTAGTTCCTATAGCCGCAAGCTCGGCCACCAATGAAGGAATTCTTTCTGTCTCCCCTCTAGCTATCGCCCTTCTAATCATTTCAGCCCCTGCCAACACGCCCAGATCATCGTTCTTTTGAGACAGCCTACCTATTGACTCATCGGTCATAAGGTTGATTAGCTCTTGGTCCCCCATGTCTGAAACCTCAGCCTTAAGTTGCTTTAGGTTTTGAGGAGTAATGTAGTTTTCAGGGTTTTGAACTATATCAGCTCTTGTGGATCCGTAAAACTTTCTAGATTGTTTCTCTGCTGTCTTTCTGATTTTCTTGCCTTTAGTGTAGTTAGAAATACTTGCTCTTTCTTGAGCGGTTTGCATGTTCTCGGCTACAGTAGACTCTTCTAAGGCAACCTTTGATCCTAGGGGCATGGCGTCGTAGGCTGATTCTAAGGCCTCCCTATTAGGAAATTCCATTTGAAGAACCTTTTCCGCGTATGCCTTAAATCTATTTACGGACTTATCGTACTTGGCCCCACGCATAACTCTTTTTGCCTTACCCTTAGGGGACTCAATTTTGCCTCTTTGTAAGATAGGGTCGTTAAGACTGTAGTATTCAATCTTACCCCTGAGATACACGTTGTTGCCAACTACTGTAGCTTCTTCCGCAGATTTGATAGCCCTTCCTGCTGCATCCACAAACAAGTGTTCTCTGAACGGATTAAACATGGCCTTAACGCCACTGTAGTCACTATCATCAATACCTTCTGACTTAAACTCCCCCTGTACTGCCGCCATAGGAAATTTGTTTTCCTGGAAGGTGACAATTTTTTCTCTAGCCCCCTGATTTACGGCAAGCTCTACGTTACTTAAAGTGACGGCTCCAGAATATTTTAGGGCTTTTCCCGTTGCTGATTTGTCGTGAACGGTCTGTACAGGAACTCCTGTATTCTTTTTTACGTTTAAGTTTAGCCTGACAGCTACTTTTTGACCAACGTTTACTTTGTTTTTCTCCGCTATAATTCTTATCGATGTCTTGTCTGTAGACAAGGCTTCGTCTACCATTCTATCAGTCATGACAGCCCCCCCTTTAATTGAGGCAACTTCTTTGACTTCTCTGTCCTTAAACAGCGGTGAGTCAGAAGATTCGACTACTTGATCAGACTCTCCTGGGTCAATAGGGTCAAACAGCATGGCCGCCCTCTCTGAACTAATTCCTGAGGAGTTATTGATAGCCTTTATGCTGTTCTTTCCTTCACTTTCTAAGTCTAGGTTTTTAAGATCAAACAACTCCACGTCTGCCAAGGTTTTATCGGTCAAGTCCCCATAAGATTCATAGCCAAGTTCTCCCTCTGACATATACCCCATCTCTTCCTGCATAACCTCCCATATGGATTGTTGCACATGGTAGGCAGTCCATTTTTTCTCCCCTCTGCTTCTGCCTTCATTTAGCAGTTTTACTGCCTCCCTGATAGACTCTTTGCTAAGAGCATCATTTACCTCAAGGTTTCCATAGATGCTCTCTCTACCCATGAGCCTCCATAAGGCTTTTGACAACTTTCTCTTCTCTGCCGCCCCATCAAAGATCTTCCTGCCTACCTTCATAGCGGCTATGGCTCTGGCAGCCCTGTTCCTAAACCCGTAGTCGGAATCTGAAAGACCTACCTCATCCTTAAGGTAGTTGTTTATGGCTTCTTCTGTTATGCCCAATTCCTCTACAAGAGATTCAGCCCCCTTTACGGCTTCTGGATTTACAAATGTTTCTCCAGTAAGAGGTGTGAAGTTGCCTTGAAAGACGTGAAAGAACTTACGCACCCAATTTTCTTTATGTAGGTAGGCTCTCTCCCCCTTCCCCATCAGCCCAGCGGCGTGTTCGCCTGTCTTCTCTGCATCACTGCTACCCATAATAAACCTAGCCTGTACAGCGTCCTTTCCTGACTTCTTTCTAGAGTACCTTTTAGCCATAGCCTCAGAGTTAAACTTGGTCCCGTCCCAATATCTGTCTGCGTCAGATAGAATATTCTGTATGGAAGTGACTACAGCGCCTACTCTCTGCTGGTTTACATCGTCCTTTTTTACGATAAACTCTGTGTTGTTTTCACGTAAGGCTTTATACACAGCCTCTGAAACGGCCTGAGAGGGCTTTTTACCAGCTGCAATTCCCATCAAGTACGAACGATAAACAACAATCGCCACTCTGAGGTTAGCTTCTGCTTTAGCCCCGTTAGATGTCGTAGCGAGAATAGAAGCGAATACACCGAAGTGGTCCCTATGATTTTCGGGGATCATTTCTGACGGCAAAGAGGACTCTATAAAGTCTGACACTTTGCTAAATGAATCCTTTACTTCTTCTCCTATCTCTCTAATGTCCTTTCCGTTTCTCTTTACTCTTGTTCCGTTGTGATATACTATTAACGGAACGATGTCTGAAGCTATGCTCAATGGTGTCCTCTCCCCATCAGATACCATTGGGGCCAAAGCGTTAAATACCGTGTTTAGGTTGCCCCCTCCTTTTGTGATATCACATTCAAACACAACTCCACCGCAAATTTTTCTTTTAGAAGCCTCTAAAATCTTATCTCTTTTTTCCTGCTGGTTTATACCCTGGTCTCTAGCAATATCCATGGGCTCCATAGAAGCCCTTTCGGTAGCTATGTCGTCACCATCCTCTTTTTTTCTTAATCCAAAGTGCTCTTCGATCGCCATCCTGAGCTTAGAAAGAACCTCTGGATCTGTGTACTTTGAAACCTCGAAAGAAGTCTCTCCTCCTACAGGAGGGGAATACATGCTTTCCTTACCTTCCTTAGAAGCTATAAACTCTGCGCCAAATAACTCTATTGCAATCTTATCTAGTAACTTTTGCTTTCCGTCGTTGTACCTTTCTTCAATGCTCATGTTTTCATAGAGCAGATTGTTTATGAGGGTGGCTTCTTTATTTCTATTTCTGTTTCTTTCTTCTGCTATTTGTGTCGGAGTCCTTCTTGTCGCAGGCGGCTTCATGTTCCACTTAAGCATGGCGTCAACATTCAGGGCGTAGTCCTTACCATCAATCGTAACAGAGAAAGACCCAAATGGAAGCTTGCCCATTCTTGTGGCTCTTTTCCACCAGTTTATAAAATGCCACTTTCCGTTAAACTCTTGAGTTTTTATAACCGTTCCTACCTGAAGTCCCACGGTCTCTTTGCGCCCATATGTTGGGGCGGAATACATAACTTCAAACTTTCCGTTTTCTGGAAGTTTTGATACGGACATAGGCCTTCTTGAGGAATAAGAGGCCCTTTCAGATGATTTTCCTTCTATAGGCCCCACAGAGACCCCCACACCAGACTTATGGACTTGAGACATGGCGCTAAGAAGTTGTTCTGCGCTAGACACGTCTGTAATAACATAGTCCTTAGGAGCTCCAATCGTCTTGAACATATTGTTCATCAGAACCCTAAGCTTATCAAAGAATGTATCCTTTACCTTTTGATCAACCCCCTCCCAGACATCAGCAAGCTCTGAAGTAATCTCAAAAACCAGCTCCTCAAACACTATCGCGTCTGCCTCCTCTTGAGTAAACCTTCTGTTCCCCTTTTTATCAGTGCTGTCATACAGCCTTCTATATGCCTCCTCTTTTGCTGCTACTTTTTCTTGTATGTTTTTGTTAGGGTGTAGCTTAGCCAGCGCTTTTAGGTCCGTCAGGAGTCTAAGGGCAGAAGCTTTATCTTTCTTAAACAGCAAGTTTAAGTGAGGTCCAATCATAGCGTGTTGAACCTCCTCAAGCATAACAGCCTCAAAAGATTTATCGCTATTTGCCGCCTTCCTTGTAATCAAAGCAGGGTTTACGTGGATCATAATGCCTCCATTATTGTAAGAGACGTAGTACCCGTTTATCTCGTTTTTGCCGACTCCGTCAGCTCTGTTTCCTGATTCTTCTGTGTTATGGACCCTAATGGTGACTGGCCTCCCTTGAGCGCCAAGATTCATTATTGTTCTACTCAACTTCCCGTTGATGAACCTAGCCATCCTCTTCGTCAAAGGCCCCCTAGGTAACACCGAAGTAGTTCCGTCCTTGTTGGCCGAGTAGTCTGAGAACTGCCCGTTTATACCTCTTTCGTCTGACTTAGACCCCTCCTCTGGGGTCTCCTCTGGGGTCTCCTCTACTTCCTGTTCTACTTCTGCTTCTTCCCCTAATATCAGCCTAATGTCTTTAACTCTATCTGCTTCTGGCTTAGATTCCGTAGTAGCCTCTCCGTCTCCTCCAGTATCAACCTCTTCTCTAGCCGCGAGGTCCCATACGGCTTTTTGATTGTATTGCCGACCAAGAGATATAGCCGACTCTCTATCTACAGCGGTGATAACATCTAAGTACGTCTTACCAGACTCAGAATCAAACCAAGTTCCTACAGCTAAAACATCTTCGTTTCCTTCAAATAAATCCTTGTTCTCCTCTACAAACGAGTCAAGATCTTCTTCAGTGACTGAGTCCCCTTCAATCAGTTTGCTTCTCTCAGGAAATATGCTGACACTAAACTTCGGTTGCCCATCAAGGTCCTTTCCGTCAAGAGAATACGTACTGCCCCCGTTGTTTTTGTGCGATTCTGTTTGCTTTAATCTAGAAATAGGCTTAGAAGGCTCTACCTTCACTTCAGCTTCAAACCCCTTAATGCCCATATAATCAAGAAGCTCTCTTTCTGCTTTCTTTACTTTTTCTTCAGCTACCTTTAGCCTGTTTTTGTTTTTCTGAGTATCGCTAGAAGAGGCCTTTTCTCTCGCTTTCTGAGCTTCATTAATGAGACCCTGCACTTCTCCGACGAGACGCATAGATTCATCTCTAGTCTGCTTAGACTCTTCGTATTTAGATTTAGACAGCCTAAGGGCATCAGGGTCAGATGATTTAGTATTGGAAGCGGCTTCGTGATCGTCTAGGGCCTGCCTACGAGCCTTGACTTCATTATTCATCTCCCCCATCCTCTTGGAAATGTTAGCCCTGTTTACCGTCTGGGTCTCTTCTTCCGTAAGGGTCAGAGATTCATCCTTGAAGGAGTTAAACAAAGTACTTCTCTGCTCAACTACTTGCTTAAACTCTTGACTCATCTTGTCAAGGGCGGCCTGGTCTTCTTCAGTAACAGCTTCGCCTTCTGAGTACTTGGAGTAGATGGCTTCAGCTTTTTTGGACATAGAGGCCAGAGAAGCGTCCATCTTAGCAAGCTTTCCAAAAGCAGATTCGTGCCTGAGCCTAATGACCTGATATAAGGCTTGGTTTTTGGATCTGTGTTTAGAGATCTCTCCAGAAGTCTTTCCGTAAGACTCTCTACTCTTTCCAGAGATAACTGGCTCAGAACCCTCTACCTCTACTTCAGAAGAGCTTGGATCTGCCACTGAATTTACAGCAGCTTGAGGTCCAGTAACAACATCGGAAGGGACCCCAAGTATAGCTCTTCCTGACTTTGCGCCCCCAATCGGAGATCCAGCGGCTCCGAGAAACCCAGTCCCTACAGCCCCCGCCACAAACGCGTCATAAGCCTCAGCAAGACCTTCGTTAAGGCTTTGAGTGCTATTACCCATCTTCGTCTCCATGACGTGCTGAGCGAAGCTCTCTACAAATTCCTGAGTGCCTTCTCCAAGAGCATCTATTCCTTGCCCAACTAAGTAAGCACTCATGGCTTTTTTGGTGGTAACCTTAGATAGGTCTCCAGAAAAAATCTTTCTTACAGCAGAATCAGTAAGGGAGGTTCCTGCCTTTCCGATAACTCTTTGCCCTACGCCCGCCATCAAAGCACCGCTTCCAGCCTGGATAGCACCTATACCTAAAGACATAGCCATCCGCTGGGCGTTAGACCCCAAAGAAGAAGGGTCGAATATAGGAGTAAGACCTTTTTGGACTCTATTAAAATCCTCCCTTTCGCTGTCGACGTAGGTGTTTATAGTACCTAACGCCCCAAAGACAACTGGGGCATAGCCTCCAGACACTGCACCAACAGCTAAATAAGGCAGCACTGCGCCACCTTCTTGACTGGCTCTTCCGAGGTCGTGAGCCAAATGATTTAAAGTACCTAAAACTCCATCCGCATCTATTCCTTCTCCTTTACTGAAGTAATCATGATCACGATAATCACGAGTCTCCATGTTTGCCGTCATATCCTCAATAGTCTGGTCAACAAACCTCGTAAAAGCAACAGTGTCTTCTCCACCAAAAAGGCCCGCTAAAGCAGACACTGGCCCGCTAAGCATCTGAGCAGCTGCTGATCCAGCAGAGTTTATAAAGCTGCTTATAATACCTACGTCTTCGTTGTATACATTGTCGCCGTCTAGGTTGATTCTAAGGCCCCCTTTAGTTAGGTCGTATACCTCTTCTGACAACTCCTCTAAGTAGTCAGCATCCTCTCTCTCTTCATCTGAAAGACCCTCAAGAATTTCTTCTTTGTAGTCGTTCATTTTATCGCGCATGAAGTCGGAAGAGCTCAGCATAAACAGCCTATTGAACTCCTGCTCAAACATGGCCTTAGTATACTCTCCACTTTTTAGCTTCTCCTGCATGTCCAGGATTTGCTGCTTGTACTCGGAGTTATTCTTCATCATCTGCTCATGAGATGATGCGTAGTCTTTTTTTATTTGCTCAGAGTAATGAGAAGATATGGACTGTACCCTTGCCCTTTTTTGGGCGGCCATTTCTTTGTCTTCATCGACATCAAAGTACTTCTTGTTCTGCTCTTCTTTAAACTTAGAATCGTAAAACTTGGCGTATTCTGATCGTGCGAGACCGATCTTTTCTTTATTGCCTTCATTAAGGCCATCCCCAAAGACGTCTTCCCTTGTTACGCCGTTTCCAAGTTTGCCCTTTCCAATCGCCCAGTCAACAGCGTCTTTTGTGTATGCGGCCTCCATCTCCGATTCATCGAACATGTTTACATCCTCGTGCGCACCCGTGTTAAGACTGTAACTTCTCCACTGCTGAATTTCAGGCTTAAGGCTGTTTGACTTCAGTGTTGGGTTTAGAATGGTATTTTCTTTAACCTCGCTCTTTTCTGACTCTTCTGAAGACAACGCTGACGCTCCACCCGAAGATGTTGAACGCATAAATTCTCCAGTTGCCGCTGTCTCTTTTTTTTTTGACTCAAGGCCAACCAAAGATCTGGCTGCGCTTGGCTGCAGGGCATAGTTAGGATTATACGTTAAAACATTAGCGATAAACTCGTCAGACTTTCCGCGAGCTCTCATATCCGCTATTATCTTTTGATAATCCTGTTCCATTGCCTTCAGCTTATAAAGGCAAAGATAATCAAATTAACCAGGTCAGGCTTTTAGCCTCCTACAACATTCTCCATAATCTGTTTAAACGAACCTGAACCTAACTGAGCGTCAATCTGAGATTCCAGGTCTTTGTAGACCGCCCCATCAGGATGTCCTATAGGCATCCTTCCAGAGTTGGTTATTAGCACAGGTCCGTTATCTCCCATTCTTATTGCTTGAATGTCAATATCCTTAAATTCTTCTCCTTCTTTAGGTGTCTGGTCAAGAGTTGCTCTGTTTATAGTGACCTCTTGCTCATCATCAAAACTGTAAGTATTAGAGCCGTCCACCTCTACGACGCTTGAGAGAGTCCTTTCAAAGGACTCCGACTTCTTTTTTGCAGCCTTTGATTCAGGAGTTTCTTTAGAGAAGTCGTCTGGTACTGAGGCTTCTGCGTAAGCTTTTGCGGCTTCATTTAATCTCCCAGGAGTACTAGCAATTTCTTCTGGAGTCATAGACTCAATCACTTCCCTTTCTTTTTCTGTCAAGCCATCTAGGTTTTCTTTATACCACCTAGCCATGTCAAGCTTACCTCTTTCAGTAGATGTAGTCGTAGCTTCAACCCAGCGCACAGCTTCGTCCCTGTTCTGATACTTAGAGTCGTCTCTTTGTCTTATCCAGAAATTACTAGGCTCTGGAGGGGGCAATAATTCCAACCTAGGTTTCCCTGCCGTAAGATCCATAAGGCCAGGGTCCTGCACCCCCATTTTAGGTCCTTGACTTTCAGATAAAACAAAGTGACCGCCTTCAATGCTGACGGTATATTTATCTCCATTGTCCAAATCCCCTAGCTTATCTTCATAGTGAGCAAGAGTATTGGCGTCACGCTCCCCTCTTGCTTCTAGCTCCTCTGGATTCTGTCCGCTTCTAGCTATATTTATATTAGTTTCTAACTCAGGGTTTACTGTATTAAACATAGACTCTGCTTCGGTAATGCCAAACTCAAGCTCCTCAATTAGCTGGCTATACTGTTCCCTGCCTTCTGCAGTCTTCATATACTCGTCTTTGTTGTCCCTAAGCTGTTTTGCAGCAGAGGTCCAAGCCTGAGAGTGAGAGTCAAACATGGTTGCAGAAGACACAAGGGGAACTGATGAAGCCTGATCTATGGCCGCTTTCTCCTGAGCCTTTTCGTTTTCGTTCCTCAGTTTCATCTGAGCCAATGACTCAGAGATGCCACTAAAGAAGTCCGTCTTTTCAGGAGTCCCTAAATCTACCTTTCCATATAAGAAACTCATCGTGATTCCTTTTCAAATTTTCTAAACAGCTGAGCCGCAAATTTACTTTGCTTAGCGATCTTGGCTGCCTGCTCTGGGTTCACAACGTACTCACCTCCAGTGACTTCACCCACTTTAGCTCCATCTTGCATTAAGTTTATTGGGTTTGAGTCGTGGCTAAATTGACCAGGAGTCTTCATGCCTTTTTTACCTACAGGAGGTCCGAACAGCCCAGCTCCAGTGGCCTGACCACCTAGGTCGAAGAGGCCTGACGCAAAGTCATACCCTAGCTGCTTTCTCTGCTGCTTAGCCTGAAAAGCCCCCATCATACCAGAAGCAGCTTGCTGTCTGGCCAACCCTAAATCATACCCTATATCACCTCTCTGCTCCCTTCTATTCTGCTCCTCCATTTGACCTACAGTAGACATAGCCCCTGTCTTTCTAGCGTACTCGTCAGCCCCGATATTAGCCATAGTACTGGCCGCCATCTGCTGTTGGGCTCCAAGGCCACCAAGCAAAGCCCTAGCACCACCAGCCTTTAAAGCCCCTACAGCCGTACCAGACTGACGTTGAGCTTCTTGTCTTTGCAAGTCCGCAGTAGGATCTTGCATGGAGTACTGCATATACTTACGCATCGTGGGTCCAACGGAGTACATACCCTGCCTTTGAGCCTGTAGCCTGTTTGCGTCTGCCTCACCTTCTCGACCAAGCTTACCATATAGTTCTTCCTGAGACTTAAGCGTCTTAGCCTGCCCCAAGGCTCCTATTCCCTGTCCTATTGCCCCTAATGCTAATGCTAATGGATTCATGTTACAAATATAGTTATTGCTGTCCTAGCGAGTGATCTTGATCAGATTGCGCAACATGGGTGTTTACACAATACAATTCAAACGCATCAGCATTGTTATTAGTCAGTGTTATTTCTGCCCAGTGTCCACGGACTGGGTCTCCGTTTATAGTAGCCTCAGAAACTGCTACAAGATCTCCACCCACGAGCCCATTGAGCTGAATATTTATAGTGCCTGCTACTTCAATAGTGTAAGCGTCAACAAACCTAACAAAGGTCACATCGGTGGCAAAGGTCCCTATATCTGAGTACGCCTCGTTCAAAATCAGCCTTATGTTGCTGCCGTATGGAATGGGATTCCTGTTTACCCTATTGTCAAACGTGATGGTGGCTGCATCAGAACCCAGAGAGGCTACCCTGCCTACGCCTGTAATGTGCTTCGTGCCGTTTTCGTCCCTAGTTATAAACGAGTAGTAGCTCCCCTCTTTTTCTACGAACCCTAAAGACTGAGCGTTGCTATTAAGGTCCGTAACTATTGGATCTGCAACCCAGTTAGGACTACTACCCTCTAGAGATACTGCATTGAACACCTTGGTCATACTAGGGTTGCTATTGCTGGCGATCTTTACAACAGAGTCCCCAAACGTCCCGTAGAAAGTATTGTAAGCCGACTCATTATCATGAGAGAAAAACAATTCTGCGTTGTTTGCGTTAGCAGGGTCGTTGTAGTAAGCCGAGTACATAGTCCCGTTCTGGTCCGCATACATATCTGGGAAGAACGTATACCTACTTTGCCATGCCCCCGCACTTACATTATACCCCAAAGTGAGTCCGTCGAACGAGCCTGACTCCCTAAGAGTAACATAGTACTGATCGTCTTCTGGGTCATAGCCACTTACAATGCGAGTACCCCCTTGAGCTTGGAATAAGTCAATGTTGGTTTTAAACAACGAGTCTACCCCGTTCTCAGATATAGGCGACAGACCCTCTGAAGTAAGCCTTACAAGCTTCTTTCGAGAAGTGTCTACAAAGAAAGCGTTGCCATCGCGGATAAGAACAGACTCAGGGTTGTTGCCACAACCGAAATCACCAGAGTAGTACGTTGGAGTATTTAGCACTTCAGTACTGATAGATACAATGTTGCTTGTATTTGGGGAGGTGATTATGTCTTTTCCTATTGGAATCCTAGACGCTCTATTCTCTTGAATAGCAAGCAGGTAGTCGTCTCTAAAATTACCTATGTAGTTGCAGGCTCCATTAGCTGAGTCAAGACTAAAGAAATTTGCTAAGCTAGGATTGAATGATGATAGTGAAAAGTTTGACACATCTTCTGCGTAAGCGTCACTGTACGTTATTCCGTTATACCTTCTTACTTCCTCTGCATCTTCAAATACAGCATGAGCTCTCCCTTTATTCCAGTCTGTAAGCGGTCTTTTTTCGCTTGGATTAGAGGTCTCTACAGGGATCGTTCTATACTCCCAATTCTCAGAGGATTGGGGGTTCCATGCTGAGGCACTGGTGTTATAAACTGGAGACTTACAAGAAATGGGTTTATTGAAAACGTCTCCGTTGTAAAGATCTATAAAGTTTCCGTGAGCGTTTACATTACCATTGTCTTTTCTCACTCCTGCTAAAGCTCCATGACCAATTTCATAGTATCCGACATTCTCATCCATCGTTTTCGGGGTGAACACCTCCACTACGACTTGCTGAGGCCACTTGTTTGAATTCCCCGATACTGTCGTGCTGGTCCGCACGGTGTTTGTTACGTCAAACCAGTCAAAGCCATTGTACTTACCTACACCTGCGGCGATTTCTGGGGCCTCCAAAATTAAGAACGTCCCCGTCTTTTCTACTGCAACATCTCCAGTCCCACCTACTATCGGGTTTGTTTCAGCGTCGCTTCCAAGAACCTCTACCCCAACGACATCGAACTCTATAGAGTTGCCAGCTCCACCACCGTCATCTTCAGAAAGAGGGTATACCGTAGAGTCGTCAGCTGCCGCCCTGTGGCTTATCACTCTTAGCTTATCGCCTTTTGTAAAGCTGTATGACCTAGACGAAGGCTTTTCTTTATTGTATATGTCTAGCGTCTTCAAAGAAACGTACAGCCTCTTTGAGTTGACATCAAGATCGGCAGTAAACTTACCATCTTCACCAGCCGCTCCGTTTCTTTTTTTGGCCCCAAACGCGCCTCCAACTGTGTATTGAGTAAATTCTCCAACAGATGCTCTTCCAGAGTAAACAATCTGATACCTACTTGCCCAAGAAGGAGGGGTAAAATTATCGCTAAATGTTACTCTTACGCTGGCAGCTCCCTTTGGAGACGTGCTTCGTTCAGCTGGTGTCGGGACATAAACGCTACCAATTTTGTTTACAAACCCAGACCTATTGAACTCGTCGTAATACACAATACCAAAATTGTGAGTACTGCCAGACTTAAACCCAGATACACTCTCCATTTTTACAGCTGAAGCTGACTGACTTGCTACTCCAGATGCACCCCCAGTAATCGAAAAGTCTGATGCGTCGTCCATCCCCGCAACCAATACGTCTCCAAGATCACCCCCTGTAACAGTTCTGTCGCTGGCTACAAAGTTAATCTCATCAAACGACACCCTGGATATCCTAGTTTTTATTATAAGCTGAGCTTTTGCCGCGTCTGTGTTTGTAGCCGCAGTAATATCATCTAGCTTATAAAACACTTTAAACTCAGATGCCGAAGAGGTTGTAGCAACCAAAGTACTACCAGCGTCAGCAGCTAAAGAAAAGGTAGTCTCCGCCGCCATGTCATAACGGACAGGAGCCTCAGGAAGCTGTTCTATTACGTTTTTTAGTGCATCCCTAACCCCTTGTACATTTGTGTCAAACGGGGTTGTGTAAGATATATTTACGGATATAGGAGGATTAGAGCCATTTGTATTGGTGTCAACCTCCTCAGGAGAAAGGTCAAGAGTGTTTCTACTTGCCGTTCCTGTATGAATAACTTGGGGACTAGACGTGTTGTCTATCTGGGTTATAGGAAAAGATACAAGAGAGCCTCCACTACCTGACTTAGCTACGTTAGTTGCTGTTGGCTGTATCGTGAAAGACAGCCTTATTTTAGTACCACCAGCCACGGCTGTTTGAGAGGTGGCTGAAGATCCAAACGCATCACCTCCGAGAAGATTAATGTCTACCTCTTGAGTGTTTTGCCCTCCTTGTTTAATCACATTTGCGGCATCGCTTGAAGGTATCAAAGAACTAGCCTCTGTGTTTTCACTGGAGTAATTTACGCTTAGCTGAACATCTCCGCTTGTAATTTCAGAGTTAGGTCTACCTTCAAGGTAGCTAGAGTACATTAATCTTCCTCCACTTAATGATTGGCCTGCAGCTAAAAGCGGCACATTGTCGTAAAGTTTATTTGTGGTAAAGTTAGGAACTGAAGGTCCCGTTCTATCGTTGTAGAACTTGTACACTCCTGTGGCGGAATCATACAAGGTATTTGTGTTTCCAAAAACACTTCTTACAAAATTTACCTTTGGATCAAACTGATCAACCACATAAAATGCACCCAAATTTCCTTTCCTAGCAAGTAGCCTTACCTTTTCTACGTCGTGTTTGTAAGGATTTATGTTTAGGCTTATCTCGCATACATTGTCAGATAATGCAGACAAACTAGGGGTGCTGGTTGATTCGGTATGCTCGATATGACCCAATGAAAGCCCCCTTCCTACAGCCAATGCTGAATAAGGTGATATAGCCGACTCTTCACCGTCTATGTACTTATACTGAGTTGCAAACTGAAAAACACTGTCTAAAAACCCGTTGCTTTTTACGGTTAAGTCACTTGCAAATGAAAAATTAGGGCTTCTCGTTTCTGCGCCTTTTATGGCCTCTATAGATCTCTTTCTTTGTAGGCCCACCTCCCCATCATAGCTCCCAGAAATAGCTCTGTCTACATTAATTTTTCTTGGGGGGTTAATGTTATCGGTAAAGTACAAAATAGACTCAGTCTGACCGTCTTGCTGAAAAGCGGCATTTAATATGTCTGCTTTTACAAAACCACCTGAGTTAAAATCCAAAAAAGCCCCCTTAACAACAACTCTATACTTCCCTGTAGTAAAAGAAGCGTCATCACCATTTGACGCATTGTACTGGTATATAGCGTCTTCGGAGTCTCCAGAATTGTCTGAAACAAACCAATAAATGTAACCCCTCTGAGGGTCAGAAACACTACCAATAACCGTAACAGCGTCAGCATCACTCACCCTGTCTGAAGCGTAAAGTGGTGTGCCAGCAATCGTACCCCTGACGTTCTTGATGATCCCAGAAGAGCTACTTCCCCCTTCCGCTATAGTCACGTTCTGGGCATCGAGCATCTCCCCAGCTTCAGGGCGAACAAGCCTCTGGTCGGCGTCTGCTTGGAGTCTGTTCGGGATAGTCTTATCGATCATTAGCGCTTAGGGGCTTGCTTAAAGTTCTTTCGAATAGTCTTGAGCAGCTCCTCCTTTGTGAAGGACTTCATTCGGGCGTTCGCCTTTCTTCTTTCGTTGTAGTACTCCTGACGAGCCCTAGACTTTTCGTTAGCAGGAACAGAGGACTTTCTCTCCACCATTTTATAGTATATAAAAGACCTTAATGCCTCTTCTGCATATACGTGAACTCTAGGATTGCTAGATCGTGCCTCGTCAGCTACGTACTCTATGACAACCTCGCTAATGTTTGAGTTGCTCTCAATTTCTATTCTGTTCTGGTCGGGGTTTACTCGGAACTCTCCGTAGTATTTCCCTCCACCCATTCCATATAAAGCCCCCTGGTTATTGTTGTGTATGAAGTTCCTAAATATATGAGACTCCATGCCGTCTGAAATGCTAGACCCTACAGAAGGGCTCCCGCTATTTGTGGCTGTCTTTGAGTCCACCCTATCTGTCACTCCATCACCATTCTGATCAACTCTATTCCCTGAACCGTCTACAACGTACTCTTGAGAGTAGTTAAGGTTTTTGTTTTCACCAAGAACATACACTAAGCCGTCAGACCCTACAACCCCAACCTTTGTCCAGTCAATGTAGTCCTCAGGGAAGTCTACAGTATTATTAGAGGACACGGGTAGCTTTAACGACCTAACTACCTTGAGCATGTCAAAACCCATCTCCCTTACACCCCTAAGGGCGAAACTTCGTATGGTGTTATCCGAGGCATTGCTTACGTAATCGTCACCGTCAAGGGTGATGACAAAGTCGTTAACGACCTGACTTATTGGAATGTAGTTGTTGGCCATTAAAAGGTTTTTTCTCTGCTTCTTTCAGCTTGCTCACCTTGAGTTGCTGTAGACACAAACTGATCCCTAAGGTTGACCCCAGCCAACTGAGCGATCTCAATAACAAGGTCTTCTAGGTAATGATCTGGAAGCTCAAAATCATAGCTATTCGCAGCGTTAAAGGTTTCTACCACGCCTGTGGTAGTGACAGCATACTGAGGGGGGTTTACAGATCTTACTCCTTGGTAGTCAATGCTTTCTGGAAACTTGTAGTACCTAAGCCTAACCACTTCTACACTGCTAGGAAAAACCTCTATGTCCCTGCTTACTAAAGCCACGGGGAAATCTTCCGAAGGTGCGCTTATATCGCTAAGAAGTATTCTCTCAATCTTCTCCTCGTCATAAACAATTTCAATGTTTTTTCTGTACGACTGATTAGATATAATTGGATTGTCAGTGGTCATAGAAATGATCCTAGCCAAGTCAACTGGCTTGACAAATACATCATTCACAGTCTTGTCTATTACCTCTAGCTTAGAAAAATAAGATAGATCCTCCTCAATCCTCTTAATGGTATCCTTGTCCCTACCAGGATTAAACCCAGCCTTGCTAACTCTTTTCGCGTTTTTGATGTCGTCAAACAACCTGTTAAAGATCCTGACCTGCGCCATCTGAGCGAAGTTGTTGAAAATAGAAGGTGTGATAAATCCGTTCTGGTCTTTATTGACCAAATCCTTTAGAGTGTCGTAAAT